GGGTCAGCAATTATGTGCTTACGAATAAGGTCGGTGAGCACTTGCTGGCCTGGAGGCGAAAGCAACGCATCCCGGTAGCATCTCCGGATTCGCAAGAGCTTTTGCAGACGATCGTTCACAGCAGTCCACCAGCCTCGTTAGCCTTCGATAGATCCAAGGCGGTCTTGCCTAACTTTGGTGCGGCCTCGACCAGCTGTTGCATTTGCTGGGCCTGGGCCTTGGCCGTGCGGATCTCAATGATTTCATCAGGGCTTCGGATGCCCTTGCGCGGGACACCCATTAGCGTGGCCATGTTCTGAGCAATGTAATCGACATTGAGGGCATCCATTACATCGGGCGCGGCCGGTTGTAGAATGGCCAAATTCTGGATGAGTCGATTGTAAGCGACGATATTCGTGGCGGCCTGGGCGCGAGCGGCGGCGCTGACGTAGTCCACTTCAATGATTTTGTTGTGGAGAATTGGCGGCATCGGCGGCAAGTGCCCCGCCCGGTTCTTCAGCACAAACGACCGCTGGATGCAGGGCACAATAGCCTCAGTCTGCAAACGACCTAACATGGGCGACATCATGCGCAGTTGCTGCTCGACTAGCTCGGAAATCTCCAACGCGGTCTGCCGCTCTTTCTTGGGCATTAGCTTAACCCAGTCCGCGTAGAAGCATCGGCGGATCTGTTCCCGCTTTTGCTCGGACATCTCCATTCCGATAGGCAGGTTCCCCTTGTGCTCTAAGGCGTAGACGGAATTCGCCATGTCCGTCACCCCGCTCTCTGCGTAATTGATGGCGCCAGGCGATGTCTTGAAGCGCCCAAGGAATCCGTCATGCGGCAGAATCAACGGCGGGTCCACGGCTTTCTGCGCGGCCTTGATGATGGTGAACTCCATTCGGTTCAGCATCTTGATTTCCGGCAGGCAGTTAATAGCCGGCCCGCGTCCGTAAACCTCCTCGTCGGACTTCGACCACCGGCCGACGTGGTAGGGGAACGTCGAGTAGCCGCCTTCGTTGAGTAGTGCCTTTTTCTCGACCATCACCCAGCACGAAGCGAACGCCATGTTGCCACGGTCTTGGCGCGTGGGCTTCCGGTCGCGGCGTGGATAGACCCCGTGGATCACGTCGGTCTTACGGTGGGGTTTTTCCAGGTCTTTGTCTTTACCGTCCCAGGTGGCTTCGGGCCACTTGTCCACAATCTGCTGAATCGACATCTCAAAGCGTCGATACATTTGATTGACCAGCCCGTTATGGTCTTCGTCGAAGTAAGCGGTCGCCAGCGGGCAGGCTTTGAAAATCAGGTGGCCATCGTCGTAGTTCCATTCCTGTGAAAGCATCAGCGTGCCAAAGGCCAGCTCCAGAAAGCATTCCTGAAGGCTGGAAACGAACATTGTGCGCGGGTCCAGGTATTCGGCGGCGATGATTTCCGAGACTTCGTCGAACCAAGCGGCAGCCTCGTAATCGTCGTTCAGCTCCCGATTCTGAGCGCCGGCCTTGATGCCGAAATTGCGCTCTGAGGGGTTCATTGAGAAGCTGTGAACCGCGTTGGCCAAGTCGATGTTCGACTGCATGGCCGTGCCGTCGTAGATGGCTTCTGTTCGCACGTCGCCGGGTGCGCGGATAGCGTTGAAGTCCCTGGTGTTCGGTCGGACCAGCTGGCGGATGTCATTCCAGGTGCTTTCGTAGGTGGCGCGGTCCCCGCGAAGTCTCTCAAACTCTCTGATGACTGTGTCCGCCTTAGAGTTGTCGGGCATATTATTCCCCAAGCAACCGCTTCAGCAATGAGCGGGGCTGGTCGTCGGGTCGGAGGCTACCGATCAGGCTGGCACCGTAACCACGGGCTTTGCGTTGGCGGTCTAAAACTTTCGCCTTCGCCAAATTCTCCGCTGCATCCGTCGGTGCCGGTGGTGCCGGTGGTTTCACCTTGCCCGCGCCGCCACCTCCGTAGCAACGGGTCGCCATCTCGATTTTGGAGACGTTCATCGGTCAGAATCCGGTTTACCAGCGTGGCGGTAGCATAGACTTTCATGCGACCTCTACGCGCAAACGCCACATAGGGCAACCAAAAAGGCATTAACGTTAAAGCTGTTGCCATGTCGCCGGATAGGTATTCGATGAACCAGTAGTTGTCACGGGGGCCACTTGGGTAGTCGTGCCATTGGTGGACTTCTGCCAAAACGAACACCTGCGGGGTGCAAACGACACATCCCCCTTGCAGGAAGCGAGAGAGGAGCTGTGTCAGGTGGCCCGACTTATACGGGCTGCGGGAGTAGAAGGCAGACGCATGTTCGTAAGGCGTCATTCAGGCAAACTGCCTTTCGCGTTCCGCGTCCATGAATTCACGCAAAGATGCCGACGGCTGGTGGGTGGCGATACGCACAATCTTTTCGCACAGCTCGACGGTTTCTGGCCCCATGAACCGGCATTGCTTCAGCAGATCGTAAACCGCACTAGCCAACTCGGCTCGTTGACTCTCGTAAAGACGCCGGGCCAGCGCCCTGGTCAGTGACTTCTTGGCGAGTTCGATGGCTTCACGCTGGCCTACTGCGGTGAGCAGTGTGCTTACTTGGATGGTGGCGTTAAGGCGAAGCTCAGCCCCGACTGTGATGTTGTCACCGCTGCACAGTGGTGACTCCACCCTGAACTGGATGTCTTTTTTGAATTCTTCGAGTGTCATGTGGTTGTTAGGTGTATTGGTAATTGTCTTCGGCCTTTTCCTGCGGCGCGGTGTTTTGTTTCTTCATCTGCGCAATGTTCCAGGCTAAGACCCTAACCGAATCCGCAAAATGGCTTGACCAGTCGTGCATCGGTGTGTCCTTGAACACCTTCACAGGCTCGCCCTGATCGCCAGTGAATTGCATTTTGTCCTGGTCGGGCTCAGCGCGGTAAGAGCGCAAGCCCTCGATCAGCATCTTGCACTTAGTGGCGTCGAAGATGCACCTGTTGAGCATTATCCGAGTCTGCTCGATCCCGTCCTTCACGCCCTCGTTGCCGGGCTTCTGGGGCTTGACCGAGAACTGAATTCCAAGGTCTTTAGCTATTTGCATGCGCGACTTGCCCGACGCCCATTCGCGGGTGTCCATGTCCCAGGGCGCAAAGTGTTTCTCGTACACGTCGTATGGCTTTTCCTTAACGCGGGCAACGTAGTGAGGCAAGCCCTCCTCGGATTTGTAAATGCAGTCGATGACGCGGATTTCTTGGTGAATCAACTGCACGAAGACGATGACGGTCATGTCGTGGCCAATATCCCATGCGGTGTAGACCGGAAACCGGGCATCGTAAGGAACGTTTCCAATTCGGCCGGACTTCTTGACCCGCTCCATTTCCTTGGCGTAGTAAGCGCCTTCCAGGGGAATGTCGGGGTTGTTGTAAAACTCGGACTGGATGACAGCCTCGGGCATGCCTTCGTCGCGGAGCTTTTGCACCTGGGCCTCGGTAATCACAGGTTCGCCATTGGGCTTTTTGGTGACGGTAATGTCGCGTTCATCGTAGAACCAGCCTCCATTTATCTTCGCTTGCTGCGCCAAATGCCAGCCGTGATTTTTGCCCCTGAACGTGAAGATGAACAGCGCCCAGCCTCCGTTTTCCTCAAGAATTGGCGCTAGGTAGTGCCAGCACGCTGGGTTCATCAGCGACCATTCTGAGAATACTATGCCTACAGGGTTGGTTCCCATTAACCCGTCGTAGTTGTCGGACCCAACGAGGTAGTAGTTCGAGCCATTGATGAACTTGATCCGCATCTCGTTGGCATAGGCGCGTTCAACGAGGCTGCCGGGGATGTGGTCCAGGAACTTCGTGCCTCGCGCACCCTCGTTGCCGGGCTCACCCTCGGAGGTGATACCGTTCCAGATCGCCGAGCGGGCCTGTTTGAACTCGGGATACATGTGCCAATAGGCGCCCACGCGCTCCATGGCCGCTGTGGCGATGATGGAGACGGACATCAGGTCTTTGCCGCCCCGACGGTGGCAAACGAAGACCGCGCGCTTCCTGGGCGCCGGCCCGCGCATGTAACGATAGGTCGGCAACTGGTATTCGCGGGGCTCCCAGTTGTGGGGCAAGACGATTTCGCTCACTGCTTAGAGCGCGGCTCGTCGGCTTCCCGGTTTTCGACACCGCCAGCATCCCAGGATCGCGAAACAAAACTCAGCATTGCGGCCCTGTTTCTGAAGACTGGCTTTATAACGCAAAGCCGAACGACGCGCATTAAAATTCCAGGCAGTTGACTAACTGACTGGCTCGAAATTTCTCTGATAAGTTCTTCGTAGCTCATGATTTTTGCACAATCGCCGCCACAGCAGGCGCTTGGTGGTTGTTGATCAACACGGTAACGCTTCCCGTGCCTTTGGCGCCGGCTTCCTCTGTCGCTTTGAGGCGGGGATGCGCGTAGCGGGCCAGCTCGAAGAGGATGTCCATGCGCGGGCGGACTTTCAGACGCAGCTTGCCGTTTTCCTTCATCTCCCAGTCCGTAAACAGCATCGTGTTGAGGATTGACTTATCGCGATCCGCGTCGCCCGTGTTCGGTGGGTCAACTTCCTCGTCGTGAAGGTCCATCAGCTTCTCGATCGGGCTGAAGCTTCGGGCTTCCATCAGCACTTGCGCGGCGAGTGCGACTTCAGCCTTCTTGTATCGGTTCAGTCTTGCAACTTGCATGGTCGTATCTTGTTATGGCGGGCTTGCTTCCGCAAGGCTCTTGGCCGCGTTGGCGATTATCTGATCGCGGATGGCGTTGATCTTCTGGTTCTCCCGGAAGAACTTTCGCCCAGGCTGCACCCATCGTTCACTGTGCCCGGCATGGAAAACTCGACGCTTCGGCGGTCCGGCTCGACGTTTTGGATTGAATCTCTCCTTCAGTGCCTCAAGGCGTTCATGCTCAGCTGTATGGCATGGCCGGCAAAGTACGATGAGGTCACGTAGTCCGACATTGAACAGGCGCTTGTAACGCAAATGGTGAACGTCCAGACCGTTTCCGGCCCCGCAATGCTTACAGGTGTTGAACAGTTGCAGCTTACGAGCCCTAAGGTTGGCCCAGTGCTCCGATTTTAGGTATTGCTCTCGATACCATTCACGTTTGTCGTTGATAGGGTGGAAGCGTGGCATAAGAGGCAAGGTGACGGTGAAGCAACTGCGTTGCTTTCTTCTCTGAGGATCTTCCGAAGAAGGGACATTGATCTTAGATTCCCAATGAGCCCTTTCCTTTCGCTGGGTGGCGAAAGTTGAAGTAGTCTTTGAATCAGCATTGATCTTGAGTTCCCGTTATTTCACCCATGCTTTGCATCTCAAGCGGCGC